ACGCCGACGCTCTAGACCCCTATATAAGTATAAGGCGAAATACTTATTGAGCCTTCTGAGGCAGGCTTAATGCCTGCCGATAAGATATATATGCTTAAGTGGGGATACTACTGTCCAAACCCCTGTGGACCCCTACAGGTACTGGAGGAATATGGATCGCCAATTAAGCCCTGAAGAGGCACGTAAAGAACTTATCGATTTGGTACGCCAAGGTCGCACCATCGCCGACGCCCTTAAAGTCGTCGGACGAAGTCGCTCTTGGTATGACACCCAACGCCGCGAAGCTGATGGCTTCGCAGCTTTCATGGATAATGCTCGGTTTAGAACACAGGACCTCGCGGTAGACGCTCGGTCTAATCTCAACGACTTCGCTGGTTTCTCTGAGAAGTTCCTTGGTACAAGAGTTCCACCCCATATGATGAATGTTGTCGATATGTTAGAGGGTAGAGAACCAGGTTGGTTAGATCCAGCCATGGTATTTGAAAAAGGGTCAGGTGGGTTGTCCCGCTTACTGGTCAACGTTCCGCCGAACCACGCTAAGACGATGACCATCACGATTAACTATGTGACCTACCGTATCGTCAAGAACCCTAACATCTCGGTCATGGTTATCTCCAAGACCCAGGAGCAGGCAAAGAAGTTTTTGTATGCGATCAAGCAGCGCTTGACGCATCCTCGGTATGCAGACCTACAGGCGTCCTTCGGACCCGCCGATGGTTACAAAGCCACAGCCGACCAGTGGTCGGCGACCAAGATCTATCTTGGTGGCGACATCCGTGACAATGATGCTAAGGACCCAACGGTTGAAGCTATTGGTATGGGTGGGCAGGTCTACGGTAACCGCGCAGATTTAATTGTTCTGGACGACGTAGTGACGTTGTCCAACGCAAACGAATGGGCTAAGCAGCAGGAGTGGATTCGACAGGAAGTCGCATCTCGTCTCCCACCTGGCGGTGGTCAACTCTTGGTAGTTGGTACACGAGTCGCTGCAGTAGATCTCTACAAGGAGCTACGCAACCCACAGCATTACACCGACGGCATTCTGCCTTGGTCATATTTGTCCATGCCCGCAGTCTTGGAATATGCAGACAACCCGAAGGAATGGAAAACCCTTTGGGCTAAGACCGAACAACCTCTTACGGATACTGACGTACCCGACGAGAATGGTATGTACGATCGATGGACAGGCGAACGCCTTACGGCAGTTCGTAACGAGGCAGGACCTTCCAAGTGGTCACTGGTTTACCAGAACCTCGATATTGCGGAGAATGCAATCTTCGACCCGACATGCGTCAGAGGCGCTGTAAATGGAATGAGAAAGTCGGGTGCGTTAGTTGCAGGCGCAGCAGGTCACCCTGATAATTCGTCGAACTTCTATCGAATTATTGGTATTGATCCAGCAATGTCTGGAGACACCGCTGCTGTTGCTTATGCGGTAGACCGCAGGACACACAAACGCTATGTGATGGACGTTCACGTCATGACAAGCCCTACACCTGCAGCTATCAGAACTCTCATCAGGGAATGGACCGACACTTATCACCCACATACGGTGATTGTCGAGTCCAATGCTTTTCAGCTATTCCTTACACAAGACGAGGAAATTCGAAACTTCCTTGCTACACGTGGTATTAATTACCGACCACACTACACAGGTAATAACAAACAGGATCCCGAGTTCGGCGTAGCCTCACTCGCTCCTTTGTTTGGGTCCATCATTAAGCGAGATGGTCTCAACAACAACTTCAAGCACGCTGGCGATAACTTAATCGAACTCCCAGATAGCTCGAAGAATGAACACGTCAAGAAACTTATCGAGCAACTCGTTACCTGGCAACCAGGTAAGCAAGGCAAGCAACTCAAGATGGACGCAGTCATGGCACTGTGGTTCTGTGAGATCGTAGCCCGAGAGACTTTGCTCGCTTCTACCAACGTACCGAACTTCCTCGCTAACGAGTTTGCAACTCGAGCTGATACGGAAAGTCGTTACATAATCAATCTGGATGATCTCGCTGCAACACAGCGAGCCGTGAGAATGTGACCCCATGAAAGAATTAGTTTATGCTTTCGAGCAATTAGTAACTCGAAACTCCGAGCGCGATAAGCGCATGCGCGAGGTTGCCTTGGTTAGATCTGGCAACGCTGAGCAGGTATTCCCTGGCTTATTCCCTTCTGGTAACTGGTCTCGTCCGATCGTTGCCAACCTTATTGACGTCGTTGCTCGGGATGTTGCTGAGCAAGTCGGTGTTCTTCCTACCATTACTGCTGCTGGTGATTCATCTTTGGATGATAACCAGCGTACCAAGGCTGACAAGCGTACAAAGATTTGCAACTACTACGTAGCAGCATCTCGACTTGGTACGGAACTTCTGCGTGGCGCAGACCAACTATCTACATACGGCTTCGTTGTTCTACGAGTTGAACCAAACTTCAAGGACAAGAGACCACACATCCATGTTGAAAACTCCATGGGTGCTTATTATGACCAAGACCGCTTTGGCAATGTAAGTGTTTATGCTCGTGTATACAAGCGTAAAGCAGGAGATGTTGCAGCTCAGTTCCCTGAGCTAGCTGATGCGATCTTGGCAAAGAACTCTTTCACACGTTCTGGCGATGAGAACTCACTTATCAGTGTAGTCCGCTGGATGGACAAGAAGCAAACAGTGATGTTTATTCTTGACCGAGGAGGGTTAGTTCTTGCACAGACACCAAACAAACTCGGTGAAGTCCCAGTTGCGATTGCTCAACGTCCTTCGCTCGACGGCGAAACACGTGGACAGTTCGACGATGTTCTCCCAGTCTATGCAGCGAAAGCTCGTCTTGCTCTTCTTACTATGCAAGCTGTTCAGAAGTCTGTTGAAGCTCCTCTTGCTTTGCCTACTGACGTTACTCAGCTCTCCGTTGGTCCTGATGCTGTTATTCGTTCGAACTCTCCAGAGAAGATTCGCCGAGTAAATCTCGACGTACCACAGTTTGCATTCGCAGAGAACAACGTTCTCGCTGATGAAATGAAACTTGGAACCCGTTTTCCTCAAGCACGTGCTGGGCAAAGCGAAGGTTCTGTCGTTACTGGTCAAGGTGTCAAGGCACTTATGGCTGGATACGATTCCCAAATCAAGATCTACCAGTCAATCCTCGGTGAAGCAATTGGACAGGCAATCTCGTTCTCTCTTGCTATCGATGAAATTTACTTCCCTGAACTTCAACGAGAAGTATCTGCTACAGCTAACGGCGTACCTTACAAGTTAAAGTACAAGCCATCTGTAGACATCAAGGGTAACTACGGCGTAACCGTTGAATATGGCTTGATGGCAGGTCTAGATCCAAACCGCGCATTGGTTTGGGGTCTACAAGCACGCGGAGATAAATTGATCTCTCGCGGAATGCTACGTCGCAACCTTCCTATCTCCATCAATGCTGGAGAAGAAGAACGCGCTATCGATATCGAAGAGCTCCGCGACTCTATGAAGTCATCAATCTCTGGTCTAGCTAACGCTATCCCACAGATGGTGATGCAGGGTCAGGACCCAATGAAGATCGTTACCGCTATGGCTAGCGTAATCGACTCACGTAAATCAGGCATACCGCTTGAAGACGCAGTCGCCAAGGCATTTAAGCCAGAAGAACCAAAGCCTGAGCCAACAGCTCCAGGTATGCCAGCAGAAGCCCCACAAGAGCCTATGCCAGCAGAACAGGGCATGGGTAGACCTATGCCAGAGATGCCACAAGGTCGACCAGCTATGCAGGAATTGCTAGCAGGTCTCACAGGTGGCGGAAACCCAAATCTATCAGCGAGAGTAACTCGCTCAATTCCAGCATAACAAGGAGAAACAAATGATCGGAAAGCAAGGCGGACACGTTAAGGCTCCAACTTCATCAGCAATCATGGGCAAGAAGCCATCAGGCTCTGTCAAGGGTGGCGGAATGGTAAAGCAGGGCGTTACACCAAAGCCAATCGCAGGCAACAAGAACAAGCTTAAGTAAAGGATAATCATGGCAGCAAAACCAACGAAGCCAAAGAAGTTTCGGCAAGCACGTAAAGACGCAAAGACTGCTGCCAAGAAGACTTTCTCAGGTAAGCCACAGGCTCGTCTTAAGGACCCACTAGCAAAGCTAGACCTTATTGACAAAGAAGCTTTAAAAGAAGTAAGCAAGGAATCTAAGGGCAACTTCATCACAGATGAACGAGGCAATAAGATCCAGACAAAGCCAGTCGAAACAGCTAAAGAACGTATTGCTCGTGAAAAGAAAGCAGCGATGGATAAGTTCCGTTCTCGCGTTGCAGCTGAAGACGGTATTGCAGAAAAGCCTGCAGCAGAAAAGAAGATTACAAAGAAGGCAGCAGCTGAAAAGCCTGCAGTTAAAAAGCCTGCTACTGCATCATCTACTGCATCTAAGCAGCTTAAGACTCCAGAAGGTAAGGCTCGTTACGACAAGCTTATCAAGGAAGGCGTTAAGCCAAAGTCTGCAATGAACAAGGCTCTCTTCTATGAAGCAAAGCTTCCTAGCCAAAAGGGTGCAGCTACACCAAAGGCTGAATCAAAGCCAAAGGTGAAGAAGGCTGGAGCAACAAAGAACGGTGCTTTCAAGAAAGTCACCGACGCTTCGCTTACATCTCAGGAAGATGCATACCGTCAGTCAAAGGTAGACAAGCTCGTTAAAGAAGGCAAGTTATCTGGATCTAAGGAAATTGCAATTCGCTCAAAGGGCGAAGTTGTTAAGCCTGGTTCAAAGGTTCCTGCAACACGTACTCAGGTAGCTACACGAATTCCTGGCAGCGATACAGTTGTTAAAAAGAAGGGCAAGCTAGGAAAGTTTGCAAAGGGTGGAGCATATCTTGCTGCGCTCACAGCAGTATTAGATTCACCTAACTACACAGATGCAGCAAAGCGCAAAGCACAGGCTGAAGTTGACCTATATGCTGCTAAGAATGGTGGCAAAAACCCAGGTGTTGTAGATCGACTCAAGATAACAGCCAAGGGCATGCCAATGGTTCAGAAGCAAGTGCTTAAGTATTTTACTGGCGGTATCGTTGGTGAAGACGCATCAGTTTCAGCAGCTAAAGCTGAAAAAGAACTTGCTACTTATAAGGCAAAGCAAGAAGAA